ATCTGGTATCCGCCTACTGTATCTGCGCCAAGCAAAAGGGGAGAGGTAATAATGCTCATGACACGTTCAGCAGAAGTCGGAAGGTGATTCTGGTTGTACTTTCTACATAATAACCGAGTACGTCGGTTGCGCTGCCAGTAGTAGTCAGAGCTGGAATATTGGCTGCACCACCTGGATATTTCCAGTAACTACCATAAGCAAGCGTGCGGCCCCCGGTGGCGTCTTGCGTAATGACAATGGTTCCACTTTGACCGGCAAGTAAGTTTGTAGGGTTTGCAAGCGTCCTGTTCCCACCGAGAGTCAAAGAAAAATTATTGCCTGACGAAAAGTTAGGTGTAATGGTTGCGCCATCAGTCAACGTATTTACATTGCCAATAGAAGCGCTATAGACAATGCCACGACCGTTGGCGTCAAACAACATCCGTCGGGTGCCGTTAGAAGTAATGCCAAGCTGGTTTGCACCAGCAAGATATAGACCTGTTGTTAAAGCATTCTCAAACGTGACACTAGGAGCATTCTCACCACCATCTGGAAACTTGGCGCCAATATTTACATAATCAGCTCCAGCAAGCACAACGCCAAAAAAAGCCCACCCTGAACTAGGTGCTGAAGCAAAAACAATGTTACTTCCAACCAAGTTAAACCCTGAGACGCCAGTGGAGTCTGGCTTTTGAATAACACCGTTGACTGAGATTAAGCACTGTTGAGGGTTAACTGGGAAGGGTACTGGCGTTACACCTCCTACATTCAAAGGAAAAGTTTTTAAAGACCCATTAAATGAGCCACTAATATCATCAACATTAGTGTAACTAGGGAAAGCAGCTTGTAAATTATTTCCTAAATACGGCATTTTAAATCTCCTCTTCTTCTATTGTATGCGGGCCTTGCGTAGAAGGTTGCACAGGCCACACAATTTCATTTAATTTTGCTTCTGCAAATCTCTGAGGAAGATCACGCAATTCTTGTCTATACTGTGCCCAGGCTGCTGGAGCAACTGTACAACCAGAAGTGGCAGTCCAATCTGTTGATTTCAGGAGGTAGTTCCTTTTTGCGCGAATGGTGTCCCAAGAATCATCCTTTTTATTAAGGATTACTTCCTCAAAACAAAGAGTTTCTAGCTTTTCAAGACGGCTTAAGATACTGGAAAAAATCAACTCATGTCGCTTGTTCTGCTCTGTTTGTGCAGCTTTTAGCTCCTGTTCTACAACTTGAACAGAATCATAAAGAACTTGAATGTCGCCAACAACCGTTAAGCCTGACATTTTAAGACTGCTCTAGGTAGCTAATAGTAAGATCAAGAGCTGATCCTGTGTTTGATCTAGCCCTAATAACATCCCCTGCGGTAATCACTAACTTACTAGAGGAGATGTACTCCAGAGTAGATCCTGCAGGAACAGGAGCATTCCTTAAGATATAAGTGGAGTCACCAGAGGGTGTTTTTAAATAAATATCAACAGTTGCACTTGTAGCAGTTTTATTGGCAGTCACCATACCAATAATAATTAACGTAGAGACCCCGGTTGCTGTTAGTACGTTTGTTGCGGCGTCTGTCGTTACGTCTGCTGTCGACAGGCTTGACTTCGTACTGCGTTTAAAAGTGTTTGCCATGTCAGCTTAGAGCAATAATAAGGGCAAGGGTATCGCCTGATGTTGTGTTTCCATTGACAGTAAAGTTGCCTTGAACTGTCACGTCACCTTGGAAAGAGGCTGATCCAGATGCATCAATTGTAAGTCTAGCAACACCGTCTGTAACCAGGGCAATTTGTTTCAGTCCAGGGCTGTAGATGCCAGTATTGACGGCATTTGCAAATTTTAACGCACAACTGTTAAGTGCTCCCGGTGACAAAAGGGAGTTTACGCCATCTTCCCTTAATGAAGGGAATCCACCAAGTGTCGAAGCATCATGGGTAACAGAGACGTTTTTGGTGGTATCAACAGTAACCTCACCCACTGCTCCAGCAAAGCTGGCATGCTCTACTGTGGTTCCCCGCCTGAACTGTACTTGTGTTGACATGTCTTTAGTTTACTTCACGTCATTAAGAAGCCTACAAGTAATTCTACTTGCTGACTCCACATAATAAACCAGAGTATCGACGGCGTTGGCCGTGCTTGTTAGCGTGGGTACCGTTCCACCAACAAATTTGTAGTTCGATCCATACGCCAAGGTTCTGCCACCCGTTCCGTCTTGCGTAATTACAATTGTTCCAGTCTGTCCAGCTGTTTGGTTACTGGGATTTGCTAATGTTCTTACACCACCGATGGTAAGAGAGAAGTTGTTCGAAGCAGCAAAGTCTGGTGTAATTGTTGCGCCATCTGTTAAAGCACTGACTGCACCGCGTTGTGCTACGGTAAAACTTTGAACAACTCCTAGCGCTGCCAGAGTACTAGTTGCCGCAGGAAGTGTCAGTGTTCCGGAGGCTACACTGCTTGCAGCAACTGTTGTTGTTCCAGACGTAGCTCCACTAAAAACAGTACCGCCTGTACCAGCGTTAACAGTGGTTGAAGTGATTGCTGTAAGGCCTGCAATACTTGTTGCTGTACTTCCAAGCGCAACCGAAGTACTTCCTAGTGTTACCGAGCTGTTTGCAAGTTGACTGTTAGGTATCGCACTGGTACCAAATGCGCCCGTACTGGAGTTATAGGTTAATCCCGACCCAGCTGTAACACTAACAGCACCACGAATGTTTGCATCAGTAACAACAGTATAAGTATAGGTACCAGTAGCTGAACTGTATGCCAAGCTGCCGTAACCTGTTCCGCTATTGGCGGCGGTGACAGCACCACGAATATTGGCATCTGTAACAACTGAATAAGTAAATGCACCAGTGGTGTTGTTGTAGCTTAAACTACCGTAGCCTGTACCGGTGTTGCCGCCAGTAAGGGAGGTTAGGAGAGCAACGGTTCCGCTGGCATTAGGCAAATTTATTGCCTGATCTGCAGTCGGGTTTACAACACTAAGTGTTGTTTCAAACGTATCAGCAGAGCTTCCTTCAAAAACAATGCCTGTACTGTCAAGTGTTATCGAGTTAGCTGCTCCAGCAGTGCCGACATTGAACGCAGTTGAGGTGACTGCAGTCAAGCCAGCAATCGTTGTTGCCGTTCCACCAAGGGAAATAGAGGTAGAGCCGACTGTAACCGAGCTAAAAGCAAGTTGGCTATTAGGAATTGAGCTGGTTCCGAACTGACCAGTAGAACTGTTATAAGTTAGACCAGAACCGGACGCAACGCTTAAGCTACCACGAATATTGGCATCAGTTACTACGGTATAAGTTAAGACGCCAGTGCCGCTGACATATCCTAAAGAGCCATAACCAGTGCCGCTATTGGCAATGGTAATTGCACCACGTGCCTTAGCATCTGTATAGTAAAGATTACTGCCCTCTGTCAGATCAGTAGTTGTATTTCCTGCAAAATCTAATTTATCTGTTGGCGTGTTTACTTCTTGAAAATAGCCACTAACTAAAGCAATTGGTTTACGAGTTGCCATTGTATCAGCTTAATTGGATGGGTGGCTCGGGGCGGATGGCCAGTTGTGTAGCAGCTCCTGCCTCACCAACACGAGTAACAAATTGCCCGGCGGTAGTAGGAGCTGTTGCAGTGATGGATCCAGCGGAAACCGCAGACAAGAAGTAGAAAGCGCCGGGACTTAACCCACTTGTTGCTAACGCTCCTCCGACAAGAATGTTTGTCGGTGATCCGGAAGTTACATTTTCTTGAGCAAACCCAAGGACAGAAGCTTCATCAATCGTTGCATTAGCTATAGCTTTAAACAAGGTTCCAGTAGGAGCGTCTAAATAAACCGCATTCCCTGATGTCAATGCTTCTCCTGCTGTAGCACGAATAACCAGCTGACCACCAACAGTCGATGGCAAGCTTTCTTTCAAATCGATAAGGGCATCAACGAGGCCCCGATAGTTTGGAGCATAAGGGCTACGTGGCATATCTAATGAAAGACCTGACATCAAGTCAACAAGCACCAGGATGGCACCCTCTATATTCGGGTCATATCCGGTGGACATGCTGCTTGCTGGTTACTATATTTTATTCTAGATTGTTAAACCCCTTAGAATAGGAGAAAAGCTTTTTAACTAGGCCATGTCTCCAGAGATTCTAATTGCTGCAGTATCTGGTGCAGCTGGAGCATTTGCAGGCCTCTCAAAAGCTTTATCTACTTTCAATGAAAGGTTGGACAAACGTTTTAAACAGGTTGAACTGAACATTGATCGCTTAGAGGATCGGGTAATCAATAACTACGTTTTAAAAGAAGACTTCCTGCGTGAGGTCCAAGCTGTTCACAACAAACTTGACCGGATTCTGGATCACCTAATTGCATCTAATCTGTAAATTAAATAGTAATCCAGCTGGTTGTAGCTGAGTCATAAATAAAGAAGCCGGAAGCAGTCTTGTCATAGTGAAGCTGACCGTTAACAGGATTTAAAGGCTTACCTGCCGCAATTGACGCCACGGCTTTAGGAGTCTGCCACGTAGTGCCATCAAAGATCTTATGAATGTAAGTGCTCGCTGTATCTAGCCAGCTTTCTCCTTTTGAATAAACTGAATATCCAGTGGGTGGTACGTTGGGAGCTGTGCTACCAATAAACGTAGGCCCTACTTTGATCAAGCCGGTGCTGGGGCTAGCAGTGTCATCTGCAAAGTAAAGACCTGGATCTCCAGCATTATTGTTCAACGCCAGCTCACCAACACCCAAACGAACCGGGAAGGGACGATCATAGAGCAAACTAGAGCGTCGATTAAGAATCTGTACAGTCATGACTTATGTACTGGCGTAGGACCCGGAATCAATAACAACATCCTGCGCTACCAAAGGATCATACGTCCCGCAATCCACCGTGCTTAACGAGGCAGGGTCTTCTGTCGGCAACCCGTTAAGGTACACACCGCCTTGAAGAATGCCAGATTGAAACTGGAAATTATAATTAATCAGAGGCTGATTAATAAACCCAAACTTAGTTCCCTGCAATTGAGACTGCTCTACGTTTGTTAACTTGCTAACAATTGAAATCATCCTTTGCGTTGTATTTTGTATGGCACCAGCACGATCAAGTGCTCCTGTTGCGTCACGTCGGATATCGTCCGTCATTAACATACTAATTAACTGGGGATCAAAATTAGAAATATCTTCTGGTTGGAAGTTATTTCCTACTGTTTCTTTGTTCCCTACCCATTTAGCGCCTTGCTTTATTAAACTAAGACGGTCTGTATTTTCCCGAATACTGCTAAGCTCCTTATTGAAATTTTTATAAAAAGTATCTAGATCGTCACCAGCAGGCTTATCGCTTGGCTCCAGCAGCCAAGAACCTACAAACTCGTGTTCTCTAATGTTATTAATTGAGCAATAGCCTGTAGTGGTTTGTGCATAAGGGTAGGCAATAACAAAGTTATTGTCGTCAATAACCTGACTTATTGTGTACTGTCCTGATAAAACATTCCCACTTGTAACATCAATTTGTACTTTTGTATCTGTAGACAGCCCGTGACCAATGGAAGTAATTTGAACACTGAGGTCACCTGCTTGGGCAAACTTTCCGGTCAAATTCAAAGGCTGGCTTCCTTCATCATGCAGCAAGGAGAACATAGCTGCATAAATATGCTTGCACCAGCGCAGTTGATAGTACTGCAAGTTTGCATAAGAAGTTGCTGCCTTATCTTTATAGTCTGGCAACTGATAAAAATTATTAATTGTTATATAGCCTAAATCACTGTAGCTACCTACGTCATCCCTTTGATCAATAACTTGGTTGTCGCGGTCTACTCTTTGTCCACCTTTAGTAGAAGTAATTGGCGTTACTGGATAACGACGTCGCATAACTTCTTCATATAAGTTGTATCCATCGCGCCTGGAATAGTCAGCACAGCTACATTGATAACGTACTTCAGTGGTTAAAAACCTTCCAACCGTAAATCCACGATGAGCCGGTACAATTGTTTCCGGTTTGTTGTTAACTGTTCTAGCGCCGTAACTGTCGTCTTTTTGAAAAATAATTTCATTTGTTGTAGCATCTGTTCCGGTAGCTGTATAACCTACATAGTCATCATAACGAAATCCTTTTATTCTTCTTGTAACAGTTAAATTTCCAGATGTTGAACCTGATTCAATAGTTGTAACCTCAAAAACTGTAGGAGAAGTAACAGTAACTGTATAGATTCCAGAGCTAACTGCTCCGCTTGTCACAGTCAATGTGACTTCATTACCTGTGGCGATTCCATGGTTGGCGCTGCATGTCACTGTCACAGTGCTATCCGTTCTTGAATATGTTGAGCTTATGCCTGGATCACGATCAATTACACGATCAGCAAAACGCTCACCCACAAAGAAAGCTGCAGCTGTGGGTAGGTAGCGTAGACGCACCCTAGTTTCAACCCACCGCAGATCATCAAAATCTACTGAGAGGTAAAAGTTGATGTTGCCGCCAGTGGTTAATGATGCTGCTGCAGTGCAAGTAAAGCTGTTCTGTGTTACTGAAACAATAGGAAGCGTTGCGTCAACTGCCGCACCCGTTGTGAAATTAAGATAAACATTTTCACCTACTCGTAAACCATGATCATTTTTAGTTACAGTAATTGTGGTTCCTGATTGACTATAGGTTCCGGTAATTAAGGAGCCTAGGTAACGAACAGCAAGAATCGGTAATCCATAATCAAAAAAATTAAAACCGTTTCCGTCACGCATTACAACCAAGTGTTTACCAGTTTCTTCTGAACTACTGGGAAACATAAAGAGGCGCAGTGGAACAAACACACCAGGGTACTGCTGGAATGCACAGTACATCCGGTAGTCACCGCGATAACTACGTTCGCTGTAAAATGAACCTAAACTATTTTGAACAATTGTATAAAGCTCATATCCACGACGCCAACGAGACCATAGTGAGTCTTTATCATAAAACCGAATACGGCTTTTGAATTGTTGCTCCCGTGGCGTAAACTTAAAGGCGTTATCTAAAGTAAAATCTTTTGATTTATTAAAGTTAACGTCTGCTAATCCTTTGGAAAAATTGCCATCAAAGTTAGATTTTGATGGCTTGTTAAATCCGCCAACACCAAAGGCCATGGCGTGCCTTTAGTAGTAACCAGCCTGAACGTTGCAGTAGAACCCGTTCGTCAATGCTGTTGCGCCACTTGCTGCAACGTAAAGCGCTTGTCCACGCTGTAGCATGAGTCCGCGTTGCTTGGCTGCTATAGCGCTGTTTGCGCTGGTGAAGTTTGCACCAGCTTGAACTACTGGGTGATTGATTAAAGGAAGGACGCTATTTAAAGTCAGACTGTAGATTTGATTTTCGTAAGTAGATGGAACACTTACGGTAAATAACGGATAAAACTGGTTTGTATTGGTAATGGTGCCAGTGTTAACCAAATAGAAACAAAAGTCGGTAGGCAAATAAATGCTTATGTTACCTGCTGTAGTTAAACTAGAAGCACTTGTATAAGTGATTGTTGTTGCAGTCACGGCAGTAACTGTGACAATCTCGTCAACGCCAGTGCCACTGGTATAGTCAACGTAAATTTTCTGTCCAATTTGTAGGTTGTGGCTTGAGACCGTTGCTACAACTGTCGTGGTCGATTGTGAATACGTTCCAGTTAAGGGAGTCTTTGCGTCGATGAACGTGCTATTGCGTTTGGAATACTGAAGCCAAATCTCATCGATATACGCGCCACTGATAGACGTGTCTGTCAAAGCAGAATCAGCATCGAAAACTAACGTGGCGTTACCAACAGCAGTTGGAATCAGGCTCGTAGAAAAAGCTTGACCAGATGCAACGGTGACCAGGGTCGAGCTTGTTGCTGGCCTGTCAACCATTAACGGCTGTTTGTTAGAAGATGAACTTGACACGTTACTCTAGGTGCTCCTATATAAAGTTATTGTAGCGCAGTTGCTTTCTTCAACTGCTTTTTATCCTTTTTGACACACAGCCAAAGCTTAAAGAACTGTAGCTCTGCTTGAGAATGAGACTCAGGATTCTTCAGCGCTTTCTTTACGAGCTTTTTCTTGCTTGCCACGTTGCCCCCCTCGGCTGCTTTCCTCCATTCTAATACGTGCTTTCTTCACAGCCTCTTTACGTTTTTCCTTATCACCTTCTTTTTTTTCTTCAGGAGAACCCTCAGCACTCTTCCCACGTTCTTCTGCTTTGGCTTTGAAATGCGCAAGCAGCGTCGGGGGCATTGACTTTTTATCAGCCATTAGAACCGGAGTAAAACGTGAATTATCTTCATTTTAATCTGTATCTACTGTGGAAGATCAGGTGTCCGCAACTCAGCTAAGCCTATAGGAGGCAAAGTAAAAGCTTGCGGCAACCCAATAGATTGCCTAATATCAGCAGTCAAAGCATTTCCTGCCATACGTTGCTGAGGTACACGCTTTCCACCTTGACCAGTTGCAAATTTTTCCTCGTTGGTTTTGCCTGGACGTTCTGTTTGTTGCTTGGCACCACGTAAACCAAACATGTAACCGAGATTGTGTGTGGTCATCTTTGGTAAACACCGTTTAAGTTGTTTTGCTGCGAGTTTCGCGCCAAGGAGACCGGAGGGAGTGGGTCACTGTGGGAGCGATCAACCTCACGCATGTAGGCTGGGTTGTTCAGTTGAAAGCGCGGTTCCTCAATACCATTGTAAGCAACAACGTACGGACAGTGCATAGTCTTTTCTTTACGTTGCATGTTGAATGGATCACTAAAACCTGAAGTTGTTATGCTGCCATCGCCGTATAAGTTTCCGTACTCGACAGGAAAGCTTGGTTCATACCCCGGAACTTGTGCAAACCTCATGACTCAAAGTAGTTTGGAGTTTGGTTTATAGCTTGCATTAACAGTGCTGTTGGATTAATGTTGGATTTCAGTTGCGGGGTTTGCATCATATTCTGCAAGTAGCTTGCAAGGAAATCTTGACTTCCTCCCTCTTTAGTTGAAGAATCAGGAACAATAATGTAAGTGTTGCCTTTGGCTTGTTGTTGGTTTTGTTGGGGTTGCGCGTCAACAGTTTGGCCAGCTAACTCAGCCTGTTTCCCGCCCTTCGTGTGGAGCAGGCGAATCTCATACGGATTACCTTGTGGGTCAGTCGTTTTGATGGTGCCATATCCTTGCCCTGGAATAAACGCACCGGGACCTTCCCATGCCAAAGGCGTTCCCGCACCAAGACCATAGTCATGAGCGGGGTGATACGTGGAGGCTCCAGCCGTGGGGGCAGTACGTGGACCAAAACCTGAAGTAATTGGTGCAGCAGGCTTCCACTCAGTTCCTTGTTGTTGCCAAAGAGGAGTGCGTTCTTTACCAACTTTTAAACGAGTCAGTAAAGAACGAATTGTTTCAGGATTAATGTACTTACCATCTTTAAGAACACGGACATCAAGATGCGGCCCTGTACTGGCAAAGTCTTCGCCAGGTTTAGCAACATATCCAACGTCAATTAGTCCAGCCATTACGATCCTGGTTCAGTACCAAAGTAGTTAGGAGTTTGATTGATGGCTTGCATCAACATTGCTGTCGGGTCAATATTGGATCTGATCTGAGGTTTTGCGCTGATTAGTCGATTCACATAATCAGAAAGAAAATCTGCTGGCCCAGATTGTCCTTTAGCACCTAAGATTATGTAGGTATCACCATCAGGAGTCGCTGTTGTCTGTGGCAATGCTGCTTGTGTTTGTTGTGATGGAAGTCGATTACCTTTTAGGGCCTCAGTAAAACTAAACGTGTTTGGATCGATGATTTTCTGCACATAGCGGTTAGTCTCTGCATAGTTTTTACTGGCTTCAACAGCTCCGGGTCCTGCGTTGTATGCACGCAAACCTTTCTCATAAGCTACGCGTAGTTTTGCTGGATCTGTTTCTTTTGAAGGCTGTACGCCGCCAAGGTATGTTTTAATATACCTAGACATGTTCTTGGCGGCTGCATCAAGAGATGCAATTGGGTCATTAGGATTTACACCCCAGCCTCTAGCCGTAGCTGGCATAATCTGTGCAATACCTTGAGCACCAGCAGGTGACCCAGCTTTTGGATTGAACCCTGATTCGGCTTCAATTTGACGTTCAAAAACCTCTGGCAGCAAGCCGTACTTGGCTGCCTTTTCTCTGGCAATTTGTCGGAAATCTGTTGGCATAGCTAAAGCAATTTGACTGGCATTAGCGGAAATTGGTTTCGAGCATAAGACGGGTGCCGACAGCAACGTCAGCAGGGCCAGGGAGAGCTTGGATAAACTCAGCCCCCTCACGGTCGAACCGATACCGAGCTTGCTCGGGATTTCGGTAATTGGGAACATAGAGATGGAGAGCTAGTCGATCCGTCTCGTACAAATAGATTGCCGTCCAGGTTTTTAGCGTGTCTCTAAAATCAGAGGTTGCAATCGTTCGATCAACGTCACCAGCGATGCTTTCGATACGATTACGAGGGACGGTATTATTATTCACGCTTCCAGTCATGTCAGTGCGCTTTTCAGCCTCATCGCACCGACCGATCTGTTCAACAATCTTTTGGTACCAGAACGAATCTTGGATGTTGTTGATAGCTTCCTCAAGACGCGCTTGATCACCTGCGGGTACAGAAGTCAGGTTATACCCTAGGTGCCAGCGGACTTTTGATTTGAGGAAAGTATCGAGTTGCATTACTTAATTCTAATGCGTTATTGGATGCACTTTTATTTATACACCCAATAACACAGTAGCACGAGCAAGTACAACAGTACAGGAACCCTGATCACTCGACTCGTACTAAATTATCTTTAAAGATCTCATCCCAGTCAACACGCTTAATTGCTTTTAACTGCTCTAGTTTTTGAAAACGCTCCCCATTCATAGAAGTTTGCAGGTCCTTGATATCCCGTGCAGTCTTCAGTCCAACGCCAGGTAGAGCGTCAGCAATCTGCCTTGCACTGGCGGTGTTGATGTTAATGCGGACATCCAGGGGGAATGTTTCTTTGTTGGTTGGTTTTGGTGGCTTCACGCCTTCTTCTTGAAGCTGTGCAGTAAGCCGTTCTTCAGTACGAATTTTCTCGCTTGTCGCTTCAAGGTGAGGGATGAGGTTTTCTTCTTCTACATAGATGACCTCATCCTGTGAATCCACGCACATAAGGATTCCATCGCCATGGCTGGAAATAACTTCAACGAGTCCTCCAGTTGGTTTGTACTGGTACAGCATCCGTAAACAATTGATGACTACCAGTACAATACAGCTCTTTACCTAAAAAAACCAGCTTAATAAAAAAGCGGGCCCGAAGACCCGCTAATTTAGTTTTGGTAACGACTAGATCAGATGTCGTTGCCGCCCACTTGGGAAGCAAAGTCAATACGACCTTGGAGGTCATTCCAAGATACGCCCAGGGCAGGACGCAGGTAGTTAACGCGAACCAAGATGTAACCGGCTTTGCCAGCATCGGAGTCAGCTTGGCTGATGAACACACCGTCACCATCAACGGTTGTCGAAGTGACACCGTTAACGCTGTAGATCTTGAAGGTGGTGTCCGCAGTAACGCGGTACATCATGCTGTTAGCAAGGTTAGCGGCAGTGATGCCACCAGTCGTAACAGCGTTGACGAAAGGCAGATAGCCATCGGTACCACCGCCACTGTTAGCAGTCGATCCTTGGGTGTACAAGGAAGAAGCTGCAGTCAGGTAAGACGAAGCGTTAGCCAAGCCGTTAGCCTGAGGGGAGGGGATACCGAGAGGAGCGCCACTGTTGTCCGGGCCGACAAAAAGCAGCTCGGTCGAGGTGCCTCCAATGTCAGCGGTTACAGGCGAGGCAGGGAAACCAGGCAGACCACCGGAAGGGATGTCCTGAGCGATAGCAATAGAAGCGCCGTACACATAGGCAGGACGCAGGCTGCTAGCACGAACCACGAGGGAAGTGCGGTCATCGCGCACCCGATCATCAGGACGACGATCAGGAGAAGGGACGGTGATACTGAAGCTCTTGAAGCTAGCTTTGTCGGCAGCAAGGTTAGAAACCTTGGCATAACCAATCATTTCGAAAGCTTCAACGCCAGGCCATGCATAAACGCCTTCAGTGTTATAACTAGAAAGGCGGTTGATCTGATTACCGGGCTGCAGGATAGCACCGGCTTGTTCTTTGTAAGATGCCATTGTTAGTTACCTCCTTCCTCAAACGATGGTGAAAGCTGCGGTGATGAAATCCTTATTCAGGTTCGCAAAACCGGCATACAGTTGCCAAATCAGAATGATGAAGCGGCTGAAGTCGTCGTTGTTGTTGATCAGAACCTGAGCATTAGGACCACCGATGCCCACGCCAACGGCCTGAGGACCG